CGAGCAGTTTCCAGACAAGTTTCCAGACCACACACTATCAGAGAAAGAAATATCTTTTAGGGCTGGTCAACTATCAATTATTAGATTACTAAAAGAAAATTTAAAAGGAGAATAATTATGTGCGGAAGCCTAATTTCTAGTATATTCGGAGGCGGTAACAGATCCCAACCAACTCCCCCAACACCAGCCCCACCAACCACTCCTCCACCCCCAATGCCTATTCAACAGGCTCCAACACCTATGCCTGAAGCAGCTACACCTGCTCCTATAGAAGAGGATCAGACTAAGAAGAAGGCAAAAGTAAAAGCTAAGAAAGTTTCTAAAGAAGCAGCTAAGAAAGGTACAACTCAACTAGCTACTAAGAAACCTGCTAGTGGTGGACTCAAAGGTATTACTACTAAACAAGGTGTAAGTACTGGCGGTGGCAGTGGTACTGGAGGATCTTACAGCTAATGAAAAACGCACGGCAAAGATACAATGAGTTATCTAGTCACCGTGAACAATTCTTACATGTTGCTTATGAATGTGCGGAGTTAACTATCCCTACATTACTAATGCGTAACGAAGGTGATGCTTTATATCAAAGCTTTCAAACACCTTGGCAATCAGTCGGAGCCAAAGGAGTTACCACGTTGAGCTCCAAGCTCATGCTAGGCTTGCTCCCTCCGTCAACCAGTTTTTTTAAACTACAACTAGACGACTCTAAGTTAGGTGAAGAGATACCGCCCGAAGCAAAAAGTGAATTAGATTTAAGTTTTGCAAAGATAGAACGTATGATTATGGAAAGCATTGCTGCCTCCACAGATCGTGTGCAAATCTTTGCAGCTTTAAAACACTTAGTTGTTACAGGTAATGCTCTACTATTTATGGGTAAAGAAGGTATGAAAGTATATCCTCTTAATAGATATGTAGTTGAAAGAGATGGTAATGGTAACGTAGTAGAAATAGTAACTAAAGAAAGAGTCAGTAAAAAACTATTAGGTCTTCCAGAATTGGATGTAGAAAATAGTCCTAACGATGATTCTAAAGGTGACTACAAAGGTACAAAAGATGTTGATGTATATACATGTGTAAAATTATATGATGGTCAATGGCGTTGGCATCAAGAAGCTAACGATATGATGTTACCAGACAGCGTAGGTAAAGCTCCCAGGGACAAAACTCCTTGGCTACCACTACGTTTTGTCACGGTAGATGGAGAAGATTACGGTCGTTCTAGAGTTGAAGAGTTCCTTGGGGACATTAAATCTTTAGAGGCATTGATGCAAGCTATCGTTGAAGGTAGTGCAGCAGCAGCTAAAGTTGTGTTCACTGTTTCACCTTCCTCTGTAACTAAACCAAGCTCACTAGCTAATGCTGGTAATGGTGCAATCATACAAGGTAGACCAGATGATATAGGTGTAGTACAAGTAGGTAAAACTGCTGACTTCCAAACAGCATATCAAATGATTGGTGTATTAGAGAAGAGATTAGCTGAGGCTTTTCTTGTATTAAATGTACGTCAATCAGAAAGAACTACTGCAGAAGAAGTACGTATGACACAGATGGAATTAGAAAGACAGCTTGGCGGGCTCTTCAGCTTGTTAACGACAGAATTTTTGATACCATACCTCAACCGTATTATGCACACATTAACTAAATCTAAACAGATACCTAGTATCCCTCAAAGATTAGTTAAACCTACTATTGTAGCAGGAGTCAATGCACTTGGAAGAGGACAAGATAGAGAGTCATTAATACAATTTATAACAACCATAGCACAAACTATGGGGCCAGAGGCTTTAGCTCAGTATGTAAATGCTGATGAAGCTATCAAACGTCTTGCAGCAGCTCAAGGTATAGATATACTGAACCTTGTGAAGAGTATGGACGAACGTAATGCAGAGCAACAACAAGCTATGCAAGCACAACAAATGCAATCACTAACAGATCAAGCTGGTAAATTAGCGGGTGCTCCTTTATTGGATCCATCTAAAAATCCAGAAGCTCTTGAAGGTATTGCAACAGCACTACAACCACCACAATAACTATGGCAGAAACAATCCGCTACGACACCTCAGATGATCCTGTAGCAGCACAAGCTATTGCAGAAAAAGAAGCTGAGTCTTTAAAAATAGGTGAAGACCTTATAGCCAAACAAGATAAAAGACTTGCTGGTAAATATAAAACAGCTGAAGAATTAGAAGCTGGTTATCTTGAACTACAAAAAAGGTTAGGCGAAACACCTACTACAGAAACTGAAACAACTGAACCACAACCAGAATATCAATTTTATACTGATGATGGTGCAGTAAACTATGACACAGCTAACGAAGTATATGGAGAACAACTAGGAGACTTATTTAAGTCCAACGACATTGATCCGTTTGAAATGAATAAACACTTTGAAGAAAACAATGGTACATTATCTAATGATATGTATGATAAGTTAAACAAAGCTGGTTTAAGTAAAAGTGTTATAGATAGTTATTTAGAAGGTGTAAGACAAAGCGTTGGTTTTAATCCAGAAACAGAAGCTCCTTATCTTAGTGAAGCTGATGTTGATGAGGTAAAAAATATGGTTGGAGGTGATAAGGGTTATGATGATCTTATGGACTGGGCTGGTAAAAATTTAGACCAAGACGCAGCTAAAGATTATGATGAGGTCTTAGCTACAGGTAATAAATCAGCAGTAAAATTTGCAGTGAAAGCACTTATGGGACAATACGAAGATGCAAATGGTAGAGATTCTAAACTTGTAACAGGTAAAGAATCAGCTCCAGAAACATACAGAAGTATGGCTGAGGTTGTAAGAGATATGAACAAACCAGAATATCAAAATGATGAAGCGTTCAGAGATGATGTCATCAGAAAATTATCCGCATCAAACTTAAAAGTATAGGAGCTAAAAAATGCCGATGGGAAAAGGGACTTACGGAAGTAAGAAAGGTAGACCTGCCAAAAAAATGAGTAAGGGTATGTCAAAACTACCTGCAGCTGTACGTAAAAAAATCTTAGGTAATAAGAAAAAGTAATGGCAAAATGTACATGTAAACATGGCAAGAAAAAAAAGCGTAAGCCTAAGTATAGGTAGAGGAGAAAAGTCCAAAAAGGGCGGTCTCACTGCCAAAGGTAGGGCTAAATATAATCGAGCAACTGGCTCTAAACTTAAGGCTCCACAGCCTGGGGGAGGTGCTCGTAAGCGTTCCTTCTGTGCTCGCATGAAAGGAAACAAAGGGCCAATGAAAAAACCAAACGGCAAGCCAACCCGTAAAGCTTTGGCACTACGTAGATGGAAATGCTAATGGACAAAAAAAAGAAAAAGAATTTTGTACAAAAAATATTTACACTTCCATACGATACTCTTGATGTTTATAAAAAACTAAAGGGACGTACACAGAAAACAAACAGTGTAAACCAACAATCACTAGGTCACAAATAATGGCTAAAAGAGGATTATACGCAAACATTCACGCCAAGCGTAAGCGGATAGCCGCTGGCTCTGGTGAGAAGATGAGGAAGGTTGGGAGTAAAGGTGCTCCCACTGCTAAGAATTTTAAACGTTCAGCAAAGACCGCTAAGAAGAGATAGTTGAAAGACCTCTACATATACCTCACTTTAATAACGAACCTGTTTATTTGCTCTGGCGTTATACGCCATTGGAACAATTTACCTAACGACAATGACACCACCCGACAACATTTTTCCAAACGAAACACAACCAATTATTATGAATCATAATCATTCAAACGATCAATGGCACGTTGCAGAAGAAACTAACGGTAGACTAGCCATGATAGGCTTTGTTGCTGCTGTTGGAGCATACATCTTCACTGGTAATATTATACCTGGAATTTTTTAAATGGCTGCAATTACATTATCAAAACCAAATACTAATTGGCAGGAATTTTGTAAGTGGGTAACAAGTACAGACAACCGCCTCTACGTGGGGTGGTTCGGTGTGCTAATGATACCTTGCTTATTAACTGCTACAACATGCTTTATACTCGCCTTTATTGCTGCACCTCCTGTGGACATAGATGGCATACGTGAACCAGTATCTGGCTCTCTACTCTATGGAAACAACATCATATCAGGAGCGGTCGTTCCCTCCTCAAACGCAATCGGACTACATTTCTATCCCATCTGGGAAGCAGCAACACTTGACGAATGGCTCTATAACGGAGGGCCATACCAGCTTATCATCTTTCACTTCCTTATCGGTGCAGCATCTTACATGGGACGCCAATGGGAACTTAGTTATAGACTAGGGATGAGACCTTGGATATGCGTAGCTTACTCAGCTCCAGTATCAGCTGCACTAGCAGTATTTCTTGTCTATCCTTTTGGACAGGGGAGCTTCAGTGATGGTATGCCTCTTGGTATTTCTGGTACTTTTAACTTCATGTTTGTATTCCAAGCAGAACACAATATCCTT